TAATTTGCATTAGTTCTTTTCTAGCAGGTAAGTTGTTATAAAGATAATCGGTTAACCAGTCGGTAAATTCTTTTTCTTGTTTTTCAGTCCAAGTATAATTAAGATACCAATCGTCTTGTTTAACATATTCGTCTGAGTACTCTATGCCAGTTCCCTCAAACATTTTCTCTAAAATGATCCGTAAATGTTCCTTAATTGGCGTTTTTCTCATAATACAAAGATAAAGAAAGTGTATTAACTTTCCAAGTTATATTGTTCATTTTTACTCTTGTTTACATAATATTCATAGTTATTCTTTGTTCCTCCCATACTTTGCGCTTTAGGCAATTCTTCAAAATAAGGAACCCCTCTAGCAAAGTATAAGCCTAGTCTACCTGATAACCCCGATAGACGATCTTTTAAAAATCTAATACTGCGATAATTGTCTTGTAAGTAATTAATATCGTAACCCTGATGTACTTCTATGTCGTATCTAAATGGTGCAAAAATTCCTATCACAACATCTGCTGAACGCTGAGTAGTCTTACAGTCTGCTAAGTCTGCTAAACTAGGTTCTAGTTTAGATTCTACTAAGTCACCTTTGTTGGTGAACATTTGAGCTTCGCCACTAGCAGCTTGTTGTTGAATAGGCACAAAAATTAATCCGTATCTTTTACAAAATATTTCCAGTCCGTAATGATCCACAAAAAACGCAAGAGTTTCTCTTAAGTCATGATAAACTCCTTGAATGGTTTCGGTATGAAGAAGAGAGATATGATCTACTACTACAAAGTAATAAGTATCATCTGCGTGCTTATAGTAAAGAGGATACTTCTTTTCATCTCTCTCCTCATAAACCATTTGGCCTTTGGTTGAATTATCAAAATATCTTTCTACGTATTTTTTTATCCCGGTAGGATTAGAGATATGGTCAACGATTTCTACATGGTTCTCAAAGAACTTTAAGAATTCAGATTGACTTGCTTCTCTAATCCAACCTAAGATTTTGTCAGGGACTGTATAGTTACCAAAACTTAGCATCATTTCTGGTGTTACTATTTTTCCGTGAGTGTAATAAATACAGATAGATATTGCTTCTAAGTAAAGTTTTTCTTTAGATTCCTCTAGAGCAAACCAAAATATCTTAATGTTAAAAGGATTCTTCCTCCACTTAATATAGTTTGAGACTATAATAAGCCATTTAGTAAATTTTGACTTTGCTATACCAGAGGAAGCAGTTATAAGATACATTTTACCTTTAACCCAACCCGGATAGTTATATTCGGTTGAAAGTCTATCTAGGTTCCAAGGAATAGAGTTATACTTGCCTTGTAAGCGATTATCTCTATTTTGTTCTATCTTTTTATAGACTTCTTCAAACTGCATTATAATTCTCCTCCAAAGCGGTTTTCTTGGCGGTCTTTTCCTTCTTTTAAATAAGCTTCGCACCAAGTTGCAAGATCAGAGGTATCAAAACCTTTTTCTGTTCTCTTGTAAACAAAATAGTGCGCTTGACGAATATACTGAGGAGTGCCTTGTTTCTTCCAATGTGCAATATACATATTGGTAGCCCCCATTATAGTGTCTTTGTCAAAGTTGTATTCCTTAATAAATTTCTCCATTTTCTCGCTGACTTGTTTTACAGAGCTTGTCTTGCCGACAATTCCTATACTTTTGCGAGAAAACTTCTCAATAAACTCTTCAAGCCAATCCAACTCTGTAATCAAGCTAAGAGCTTTATCTACGTTAACAAGTTCTAGGGCTTCAGGAGTCCAATACCACTCGTTACTTTTTTTCACTAGAAGCCCTAGAGCTACCCACTCTTGAATCTTCTGTTCCTTCAAGAGAATTTTCCACAATACTTCGTAGAATGTTAGTTTCATCTGTCTTTAATTTTTTGGGGGCATCAAAATTACGTATATAAGTTATACGTGTCAAGTAATCTTGAGAATTTTCTTCTCTCTTTAATATTTCTTCATAATCATTCATAAATGTAAGTTCCTATCCATTGTGTATGTCCTTCGGGTGTGGTGGTTGTAATAGGTTCTGTTCCAATGATTGTATGACCATCTAATGCTATTTTATCTTCCATTTCACATTGAAACCCAATAGGTATCTTTGGTTGTGATAGAGATTGGATAAAATCTTCAAAGAATAAAGGTTTATAGGTTTCTTCATCTATTGACATAGCATCAATATATGCCGCATTCCAAGCCTTCCTCAAATCTTCCTCTGTGTACTTGTACTTCTCTTTGGCTTGGTTGTAGCCATCTATAAACCCCTTTTCATAACTTACGTATGACTGACCACCTGTAGGATATGGGTTCATAACTTGTTTTTGATAAAACAAATCTTTGTTACTATCCTCAATCTCAAATGGTGGAAGTAGTGGTACTCCTTCAAGAATAGGTGAGCCGTTAAGTGGTAGGTGAGCAATGATATTTCTTGTTATGATACTTTCTCCATATTCAGCACCGCCACTGTGTTTGACTTTGTTGATATAGGCATCGTAATACCAACCTTTAATATCACTTTCATCTACTACAAGTAGATAGTTGTCTGTCTTAATTATGTCGTATTTCATTTTATTTTAAGTTTAATTCTAGAAAATATACCGAATAGCGTTCCAAGGAATAATCTCATCGTGTAGTCTTGTCCACTCTTTAATGTATTGAGCTTTTAATCCTGTTTTGTAGCGGATATTCTTTCCTCCATACTGAGAGATTTTACTTTCTTGGATTTCAGGTTTCCAAATTAAATGTTCTCCAGGTGTTCCGTAAATTAAGTTTCTTTTGTGCTTCTCTTCATTGTGGGTAAGGAAGATAACTTCTGCTTTAACCAGTTCTTTGTAGTTGACGTGTTCGTTTACTTGTTTAAACAAATATTCATAATGCTCTAACCATCTATCATGAACTATGACAGGACTAAAGTTTATGTGAACATCATACCCAGCTTCTATAAATCTATTAATTGCTTTGATTCTTTCTAAGATAGAAGAAGTATTAGGTTCTAATAAGTCCGAATAATGCTGAGGCATAAGACTAAACCTTATACGTATCTTTCCTTCAGGATTGTACGTACAAAGTTTATCGTTTACATACTTAGTTGCTAAGGATCCCATAGCCCTAGGATGATTCTTAAAGAAGTCAAAGATATATTCCCACTTATGATACTTTGCATGTAGTGAGAAGTCTTCATTACAACTTAAGTCATAACTTATAAACTCTGGGTGAGTTTGATTAGGCTTCTCTACTACAGCAAACATAGCGTGATTATTCACAGCTGTTAAAATATCCTGGGGATTATTAGCAATAGTTATATCCTCATCCGTATGTCTTTTACAGTAACAATAAGCACAATTGTAGAGACACCCATAACCAAAAGAAGGAGTAATGAAATCAGTACTCCTTCCGCTTGGTCTTATTTCAAATGTCTTTCTTGTTACTTCTTTAACTAAATGGCTTGGGGTCAATCCAAGTGATGTTTTCTTTGCCATAATATTCTAGTCCTTTACGAGTCCAAACAATATCTCTGGTATTGTTCATGCAGATAATGTGAAGTTCTGCTTTTTCTCCTTCTAAGAAATTGAGAGTTCTTGCGATTCTTTGCGCTGCTTTAGAACTAGAAGCATAAGTATGAAGAATGATTGCTTTATTCAAATTGGGAAAAGTCACACCTGCGTTTAACTGATTTACAGTAGCCAGGAAGTCAATTTCTCCTTCGTTGAACATTCTTAGGTTCTCTTTATTTACTTCGTCGGAGTTTTTAGAGTGATAGCCGTAACGACAAATCTCTCCGCATTGTTGGATAGTTTCCACAAAAACTAAGCATCTGTTGAAAGTATTCAACAATTCTCTTAATTTATTCCATTTAGTTTGGCTTCCTGCAATACTTTGGATTAGTCTAAGCATCATGTGAAAATTCTCATTTGACTTAGATTCATAAAAGTTAATCTGAGCCTTTTCACTCCACATACCTCCAGACTTTCTAGGAATGTTTCTAATCTCTGAAGGATTAACCAAGTGTACGTAAATATGATAAGGTTTATTTAAGATACCTGTAGTTTCGTCAATAGTCCTTTCGTATCTAACAGGAGTTAAGGTTTCAATAAAAAGCCTCTTCCTGGTACCCTTGCGAGGAATAGTACCTGTTAGCCCGTTTAAAATCTTAGGACGATCTTGAGCAATAAACTGCCATTTAGCTTCAGATAGTTGGTCAATCTCATCAATGATAACAGCGTCATATTTTCTTAAATCTTGTTTGTCTAGACTAGCAAAAGTTGTAAAAGTGATATGGTCTACATTAAATCCGAACTTTTCTGCGTCAGATTTCCAAGCCTCAGCAATAGATTTATTAGGATAAGCTACTAGTACTTCATCATAATAATCTGCTAGCTTCAATCCTACTACGGTTTTCAATTATGTTATCGCAGAGGCTTTTTATCCTCTGCTTCTTACACTTTTCCATTGTGTAAGTTCGGCATACATTTTCATCTGTTCTAGATGGAGGAGACTCGTGGGAGGATTATATTTATTCACCTCCTATGCTCTACGCTACTAGTTAGCCTTTCGT